CAAATGTACAAACTAACGCATTCAACATCAATAACCCGCACTGCCGACGGCGCATCAATCCCCGCAGACCCAGCAAATACGGATTACGCTGCTTATCTCGAATGGCTTGCGGATGAAAACAATATTCCTGAACCTGCTGACCCAGTTCCAGCACCGATTGCTGGCATCACCCCACGACAAATCCGCATGGCGCTTACCCGTGCTGGTTTGCGTGTTGCGGTGGAAGCAGTGGTTGCGGCTGGCGACCAAGACATTAAGGATTGGTACGAATTCAGCACGACCTTTGAGCGCAACAACACCCAGGTGGAAGCGATGGCAGTGGCGCTTTCTGTTTCCTCGGAAGACCTTGATGGCCTGTGGGCGCTGGGAGCAACCCTGTGACTATCACATTCGCCCTCTCTTGGTGGGACTTGGCATGGCTTGTACCTGCCAGTCTTTACCTTCTGTGGCTTGCCTATGTGTTCACTATGCACGTACGTGAGCGCTGGGACACCCTGCCAATGGCAAGCAAGGTGCTGGCTTTCCTTCCGGTGGTGTTCGCCTACCTATTAGATATTGTGGTTAACGTGGTCTTGGTCACGATTGCCTACACGGAACTGCCGAGGGAAGTCACCTTGACCAAGCGCCTGCACAGGTGGCAGCGAGAGAAGTCGGCAGTGAAAGCGCGCAAAGCCAAGTGGGTTTGTGAGAATATTTTGAACCCTTTTGATAAGGATCACTGCTGATGGAATCGCTAAAAGCTGTTGAAATTCTTCTTGGCATTGTTGTGATAGGGCTAGGGTGGTGGAACACCGTGATCTGGGCCGAGCTGAAGGACGCACGGGTGCGGGGCCACACCCGCGACGGCAGGGTGAGCGCGCTGGAGGTGTTGGTGGCAGGAGGGTACGTCACTCGGCCTGAAATGCAGGCCGCAGTCCGCGACATGACGACCTCTTTGTCCGGTCAGCTGGATAAGTTGAGCGCTAAAATGGACTCGCAGCTCGCGGCCCTTTACGCCGAACTCAAACACAAGGCTGACAAATGAAAGTCGACCAGTACATCGACAGCCTGTTGGGGCGGGAAGCGGGCTACGTCGACCACCCGGCTGACCGGGGAGGCCCTACCAACCACGGCATCACCGAGGCGGTCGCGCGGGCCTACGGCTATCACGGCAAGATGCAAGATCTGCCGCGCTCAATGGCCAAAGCCATCTACCTTGAGCGGTACTGGCTCGCGCCCGGCTTCGTGCACGTCAACGACCACAGCGCGCCCATCGCTGAAGAGTTGCTGGACACCGGCGTCAACATGGGGCAAGGCGTCGCCGGGCGCTTTCTCCAGCAGGCTCTCAACGTGTTCAACCTTGAGGCCAAGATTTACCCCGACATCGTCGTCGACGGCGCGGTCGGGCGCATGACCATCGCGGCGCTGCGTGCGTTCCTTGGGCACCGGGGGAAGGATGGCCACGTCGTGATGCTTCGCGCGCTGAACGCCTTGCAGGGCGCCCGATACATCGACATCGCCGAAGGCCGGCCCTCGCAAGAGGCGTTCACCTACGGCTGGTTTCTTCACCGCGTGGGAGAGCTGTCATGAGCGACTGGATCAAAACCATTGCCCCTTTGCTGGGCACTGCACTGGGCGGCCCGCTGGGCGGCGCAGCTGCGAGCTTCATCGCCAGCAAGCTGGGGCTGGAGGCCGACACCGTCGAAGCGGTGACCGAGGTGCTTCAGTCTGGGCGGATGACCCCGGACCAGATCGCCCAGGTGAAGCTGGCCGAGATCGACTTCCAGAAGTTCCTGAAGGAAAACAAGATCGCCGAGGAGCAGCTGCACGCGCTGGACCGTGACAGCGCCCGCAAGATGCAAACGGCCACGGCGAGCCCTGTACCAGCCCTCCTGTCTTTCGGCGTCACCATCGGCTATTTTGGGGTGCTGCTGGGGATGATGACCGGCGGGCTTCAGGTGAGCGAGTCACCCGCGCTGCTGATCATGCTCGGGTCACTTGGCACCGCGTGGGGCGGGGTCATGGCCTTCTGGTTCGGCACCACCAAGTCGAGCAGTGAGAAGAACGACATCATCGCTCGGGCGCAGCCGGTGGTCCGCTGACCGCATATTTGGTTTCCAGTTCGATCAGCAGATCGACCTCGTGCTTGATCTTTTCGAGATCCTGAAACCGGTGGGCAGAGGGCTTGTCCCGCCAGCGTGTTATCCGCTTGATGATGCAGCCTTCAAGGAAGTTTAACCCGTTGGCGTGGATGTACTCGACGGGTTGGATGGCCTTGTTTTTGTAGTGCGCCCCGGCGATCTGCACGTCGAGGGGGTTGGGTCTTTCGGTCATCGTTTTTCTTTCACGTAGTTTATCAGGCAGTCTTGCACTGAGCGTTTGCTGTCGCGCCTGGCGACCACAACTTCGTCGATCGTATTCTCCGCGACGATGTAGTCTATGAAGAACCCGTCGGCGCGCCCGGCTTGATACTGTCGCATCGGCCCAACACGTTCCAGGATCTGGTCGTGGTATTCAAGGTTCCAGTCCTGCGCGAAGAAAACCACCCGGTTGCAGTGCGCTTGCAGCCCGTCGATGCCGTGGCCAACAGACTGAGGGTGGGCCAGCCACAGCTTGCCCTTGCCCTGCTTGGCCTGGGCCAGGTGCTCGTCGTTCGATAGGTCCAGCGCGTCGGGGAAGTGGCGCAGCAACCGGGTCAGGTCCGACTTGAACTGGTAGGCCACAAGCAAGGGGTCATCCCCCGTCCCGTCGGCCAGCTCACCCAACGCTTCCAGCTTCTCGAAGTGGGTCTCGACCCATGTCCCCTTGCCGTAGCGCTCGGGGTCCAGGTACACCGCGCCGTTGCAGGCTTGGAGACACTTGTTCGTCAGGCCGGCAGCGTTGACCACCTCGACATCGAACCCGTCGATCCGCGTGAACAGCTCGCGCTCCAGCTCACGGTACTTGGCACGGGCTGAGTCGGGCAGGCGCACGGGGATCACGTTGACGATCGGTTCTTGCAAGTCGAACCAGTCGCGCGGGTCCAGTGCCAGGCTGGTCTTGGCCAGCGCGGCCATGATCTGGTCTTGGGCGAACGGCATGATCACCGGCAGGATGCCAGGCTTGTGGGTGATAGCGTCGGTGATGCGCTTGTATGCGAACCACCGCGACTCGAACGCAGAGTAGGACCGGCCGAGCGCGGCGCCACCGTCGATGAACCACTGTTGCCCCCACAGATCCTTCAGCCCGTTGGGTGAGGGGGTGCCCGTCAGGTTGATCCACTCACCAACCAAGGTGTGGGCTATGGCGCCCAGCGCGGCGGCGCGCACGCCACCTTGCTGAACCCTGAACCCTTTTACCTTGGTGGCTTCGTCTGCCACCACCCGGTAAAAGGGCCAGGCGATGCCGCGCGAGTCGAACCATTCCTTCAGCCAGGGCAGGTTGTCGTAGTTGATCGTAAACACGTGGGCGTGGCTGAGGCGCTTGAGGGCCAGGCTGCGGGCCTCTGGCGTGCCCAGCACGGGCACGATCTCCAGGTGCTTGAGGTGCTGCCACTTCGCAGCCTCTGCGGCCCACCCGTCGCGCGCCACGCGCTTGGGCGCGATGACCAACGTGGGCCGGTCGTCGCCGCACAACCTGATCCCGTTGTCGATGTGGGTCAGGGTCAGAACCGTCTTGCCCATGCCAGGCTTGGCCCACAGGTTCCCCCGCCGGCGGGTGGCGAAGAACTCTGAGACGGCGGGGGCGAAGGCGTGGGGGGTGTAGATGCGGGGGGTCATCGCGGGACAGGGTCTGGTTTGGGGCAGTCCTCAGGGACAACCATCGCGACCGTGCAATAGATCGGCACCCACCGGCGCGGCTGATCGCGGTGTTGGACCCAGCGGTCGATGAAGATCCGGTCGCTGGTTTTGACGATGTGGCACACTCTGTCGTCCGGCACGTGAAGGGTGGCTGCGATGTCGCGCGTGAGCAGCCCGTCCGGGTGTTCAAGCAACAGATCAATGACTTTCTTGCGGGCTTTCATGGTCGGTTTTTCTTCCAGAGTTTGTAGTTGGCCAGGATGGCGTGCGCCCTTGGGGTGCTCATGTTGAGGGTGCCTTCGCGCCAGCGGAAGATCGTGGTGTTGGAGGCAATGCCAAGCGCCCGGCACGCAGCCTCTTGGGTGCCCTCGTGCTTGA